CCAGTTTGTCAGCACTGCTTCAGCCGTTCAGTTCCAACCAACTAACATACCGCTGGCCAGGATTTACAGTTTCCCTGAGAACGGGTACAAATCTGGTTATATCATCGGTTGCGACGTGGCCGAGGGGTTGGATACCGGCGACTATTCTTGTGCGGTAATCGTTAAACGGTTGCCGTTGGAAGTGGTGGCCGTGATTCGGGCCAGCCAGGGCGATCAAATGACGCTCGATGATTTCGCTGAACAGGTCCGGTTAGCGTCAATCTTCTATGGTAACGCCCATATCTGTGTTGAGTCTAACGCTGACGGTTCGGCTGTCAATCTATTACTAGCCGAACGCGGGGCTAAGAACCTGTTACGCGAGAAAGACATCGATCTCAGCGAAAGCAGTCGTTACGGCTGGCGTAATACTAGCAGCACCCGCCGTTTGGGTGTGGCGCTATTACAAACCCATTTTAATAAAGGCGAGTTTGCCATCTATGACGGCCAGATACTGCAAGAACTAACGAATTTTGTTACTGTCAACGGCAAGCCCCAAGCGGCTAAGAAAGGCCAAGCCCGTAAGCCTGGCCAGGACGATCAGGGCTGGTTTGACGACGGTGTTTTCGCCTGTATCTCGGCTGTTTTGGCCCATGAAGGGATGCCCGCACCCAAGCCCAGCCGCTGGTTAGAGCAAAAAGAACGGCAAGCCGAGCGACGGCAATGGGAAGAAGAACGAAAACCTAAATCGGTATGGAATTATGTCTAAGACAATAGTTTCAAGCGATTTGCTAGCCTCAGGTTTTGTTATGAGAGATTATTGGGATTGTCTCTGCCCAGCTGATTATATTCAAGCCCGTTGGATAGTTTCAAAATGTGATCTTTGTGGGGCTGAAAGCCACAACCGGCCTGACAGTTTACAAGGTCCAGTGATTCAATCGTTAATTGTGTCGGATCGGTTGAGGCTGGAAACTGTTAATTTTTTTGCTAAGGCTAATCAACGATGATCCACTATCACGGTACGCCCATCACTGGGTCTTGTTCGCCTTATATGTCGATGAAAAGTAAGCATGTGATGGTTAGTTATGCTAAACCTGATCAGTTAGGTTTGTTCGCTGAAATTTGTCAGAGTTTCGCCGTTGATAACGGCGCGTTTAGTGTCTGGAAGTCGGGCCATGAGTTTGACATGAAGGGATATGCTGAATTTATAACTGAATGGCATTCACACCCAGGATTCGACTTTTATTTGATGCCTGATGAAATTGAAGGTGATAGCCAGGCTAATCGTCAAATGCGGGAACACTGGGCCGATTTTTGTTCGGCCAGAATGTGGGCTTTAGGTGTCCCCGTTTGGCATTTACATGAACCTGTTAGCGTCTTAGAACAGATGGTTGATTCGTTCCCGCGAATAGCCTTAGGTTCTAGCGGTGAGTATGCCGCTGTGGGTAATCAAAAGTGGTGGAGTCGCATGTCTGAAGCTATGGAGGTGGCATGTGATAAAAACGGTTACCCAAAAGCCAAGTTGCATGGCTTGAGGATGCTTGATCCTAGTGTTTTCTCACACTTGCCATTATCTTCGGCTGATAGTACTAATGTGGCTAGAAATATAGGCATCGATTCGGCCTGGAAAGGCCGATATATGCCACCTTCTAAACGTGTTCGGGCCATAGTGCTGACGGAAAGAATTGAATCTCACGCCAGCGCCTCGCGTTGGGCCAGCGAAAGCATGGGCGTACAACAGAATTTAGAGCTATTCGGGTAAAAAAATGTCTAACACATTAGAAAGTTTCGAGTTAATCAACGACGAAGATGATTTATTGGCAGCCATCCGATCTATGCGGAACGAAGCCGAAGACGCTATTAGTCAACGGGTTAAAGTGGCCCGTAAATCGTGGTTGTATTTTTTGGGTAACCAATATCTGATCGAAGAGGGCGAGGCTTTAGTCGAAGCCGAGGTGCCGTCTTGGAAATTCCGTATGACTCGTAATATTGTGGCCCCCGTCGTGGACACTTTAGCCCCGATACTGGGCCAGGCTAGGCCCAAATATTTTATCAGGGCCGATTTCCCTGACTTAGATGCGGTTGTCAGTAACAACGAACTAGGTATGCCAATCCCTACCGGCATGACAGACAAGGAATTAGCCGAGAAACTAGAAGAAATATTAGAGATGACGCACCAGCGCCGAGGCGAAGGTTTGGAAATCTCTAAGCTGTTGATGGATGTGTTGATTAACGGAACCGGCTTCAGAAAAGTTCATTATTGCCCGTATACCTCGCAGATCAAGTTACCTATTCTGCCTTTCGAGGACGTCTTAGTCGATCCGATGGCCACCAGGCTAGATTTCGCTGACGCTAAATACACGATTGTCAGAACTTATCTGGACGCGGCAGATATCGAGAACCTGTACGGGCTGAAAGAGTCCGATTATGCCGAGGGCAGTGATCATAACTCGGCCAACACTGATAGCAGTGTCCACAGCGGGCGCGGATTTTTGCGACGGGTGCGAAACTTTTTCAAGAGTCCTCGCGGCGATCTGAACAACGAAACCCGATACGAACGGCGGCGCTATCCGGTTTATGAAGTTTATTTCGATGCCGATCATGGTATTAGCGAGGCATTCGATTATCGGTTCGACGCTGAATCGGGCCGAAGCCAGCGAACCAGGGTAGTAGTTTGCGTCAATGAACGCAAAATCGTTTATGACGAACCCAACCCCTATTGGCATAACGAGTTCCCAGTCATTGCTTATACTGCTTCACCGTTGCCGCATGTTTTTCATGGCCGATCTGAAGTCGAACCCTTGTTGTCGATCCAGGACGGTACCAACATCCTTTATAACACCGTTATTAGTAACGCTTTGCTGATGTCTAACAGCCAATGGCTAGTCGAAGATGGTTCAGTCGATTACGGTGATCTGACGAATCAGCCAGGCTTGATCGTGCCGGTTGAGGACTTGACTAAAGTGCAACGCATCCCGCCAGCCCCAGTACCTGGCGATGTGTTAAGCCTAGTACGCGAACTGGAGCAGACAAGCCAACAGCAGACGTCGGGTGTCAGTCCGGTGCTGCAAGGCCGAGAACCAGGCTCGAACGCGTCGGGCAAGATGGTATCGCTGCTAACTGGTAACGCTTACAGCCGCCAAGTACCGAAGATACAGGCTTTAGATGACAGTTATCGGCGTCAGGCCAGAGTCGAGATCAGTTTGTTGCAACAGTACAAACAGTTCGATGATCCGCGTGAGACTATGACTTACGATCAGGGCGAAAACTTGTTATTCAACGAAGCTATGCGAGAACTGCTGTATTCAGTCGAAATCGATAGCAAAGCCGATGCACCGCTCAACCAAAGCGATAAGATCAATTACGCTTTCGCGATGGTTCAGGCCGGTGTTTTCGATGTCAAAGAATTTATCAGATATACGGGCGTGGAACTGAGCGAGGAACGGCGATCAGAGATATTTGACGCCATCGATCAGGCCCAAGCCTTACAACAACAGTTGGCCAGCAACCCTGTTCAAGGATTGGCCGATATTGCCGCCAGCAACCCCGCCGGTGCGGGACTGGCACCTAACCAAGTAGCGAACCAATTAGGAGCGTAAGCTATGAACGAGCAACCTGTCAGCCCAACTTCAACCATTGAAGCAACTGAGGCCGAGGACTCCAATAACGTTGACCCGATAGAGGCCGAGCTAAACACCCTCCGAGAGAATCTGGATAAGCAACGCTTAAACGCTAGCCAAAAGATCACCTCGATGGGCCAAGAGAAAGCCGATTTACAAGCCCAGTTGCAACAGCAACAGGCCGAGATCGCCCAACTCAAAGCCGGTAGCTATGCGGATACTCAACCCCAAGAAGATGATTTATTTCAGCGAGCAGTCAGGGAAATGGCGCACGAAATTGTAGACTTGAAACGAGTCCAATCCGAGAGCCAGCAAGCGGCTGCGGCTGAAACCAAGATTCAAGAATTGCAAAAACAGTTCGGGGTTAGTGTCGAAGACGCTAAACTGATCAGCGAATATAACGAGTCTGGCGATTTCGCCAGTGCTTACCGAGTGGCCGAGTTGAATAATATCCGCAACCGTCGCAAGACGGAACAAGCGGGCCAACGGGCCACCGCTGGCGCACCACTTCCACAAGCTAGAGCTAACACCTCGTCTAAGCCGACACCAGTCAGCGAAGGCGAACTAGCCGATCAGCTGGAACGGATGTCGCCGACGGATCGAGCTTCGGCTATCGCTAAAAACCCTGATCTGCTGCAACTGCTCAGGCGCTAGGGTTTAGATTAACCCCGCGCCGTTGGGGGTAATACAATGGCCGCAATAGGTGGTTCAGGTACCACAATTTTACAACAGATCGAGATGGCAACTCTGCCATCACAACAGGGTTTAAATACAGCCCTATTATCAAAAACTAGCCCTTTATTGAGGGTATTACAAGAAAGCGCCAAACGTGAAACCGGATCACCCATCCGCGCCCACGTTCGGTATAACCGCAACAAGACGCAGTGGTATGAAGGTAGCGAACAGCTAACCGCCACGCGTACTATCGCGCTATCTGCCGACGACAGTCAGACGGGAACTTCCCAGTTCGCCCAGGCCGAATACGGCTGGAAGAATTTATCAGTCAATGTTTCGATCTCAGAAGATCAGTTAGTCGAGAACGCTGGACTAAATATCAATGATCTGCTGAATATCGATAACATTTCGGGCATACCAGAACGGGACAGAAACACGGTGTTTAACGTCTTTGCCCGTGAAGCCGAACTGATGGCTGATGACATGTCTGACAGCATGGCCACTGCGTTGTGTAACTTCACCAGCGCCAACGCTTTCGGCACTAGCGCCGATCACAATGCAACTGGTGCGATTAACAGTATTTTCAGCCTGTTAGATAAAGGTTCTTTTGGTGGCTTGGCCGCCAACGCCTTAGGCACATTCACTGACGACGGGTTGCTCAACCTGTGGATGGTGGATAACTCTAGCGGCGGGATAACTGGATCGACTACCAACAAATGGCAAGCTCGGTTAGGTGAAATCGGCCACTCGGCCTTAGATGCCGCTGTTGAAGACAATCTGTCTAAACAGCTGCTAGGTATCGCCCTACACGATACCGCCCAAGGTGGCGTTGATGCAGTGGATTACATTTTCTGTAACCCACGAATCTATGTAGGTTTAGAGATGTTGCTTGAAGGCCAAACCCAGCGCGACGAAACCATGTCTAACATCGGTTTCAACCAGAACATGACTTGGAACGCCTTCGGTACAACCATTATGGCTGATCCATATGTGCCTGTCCATTCCGTGATCGGTATTAACAGCAAGCACACCTATTTAGCTATCCATCCATCATTAGATTCTCAGTTCTCAGGTTTCAAAACGCACCCCGATAGAGCAGTTATCGAGGGACAATTGAAGCTAAAAACGCAGCTAGTCTGCGACGATAGAGCTAAGAATTTCTGGCTTTACTTGGGCGACGCTGGTCCATACAAAGTCGGTGGCGACAAGATAGCTTAATCCTTATCGGGGCAGGGCTTCGGCTCTGTCCCCCTTCCTATATAGATATAAAAATTATGGCTTTCACACTAAAAGAACTCCGAGAACGGCTGAGATTAAGGCTGGGCGATCCCAGCGGCAACTTTATCAGTAAGAGTGCCACTTATACTGACGCTAGCAACCCTATCGACGAAGAAGCCATGATAATCAACGATTCGGCCCGCCAGGTAACGGCTGATCTGTATCGTAACGGCGTTTCGTTGCTGACTGGCCGTCAGGAACTGGCATTAGAACCCAACCAAACCGAATATGCTTTGCCCGCCGATACGTTAGGCGTGCAAGAAGTTTTTTGGAACACCAGCAATATCAGGCACGAAGTCGAACAGCGCCCGTTACAGAGTTTTCAGGACATCGATCAAGTCGGATCGCGGCCCGAAAAGTTCGATGTTTGGGGCCAAGCGGCTGAAGTGGTGGCCACCACTTACGCGGCAGCTGACACCTATATCGGTGATAGTACCTATGCCGATCACACGGTTAAGATTGGCAACTATTACAACGAACGGGGCGAAGCCAAATCAACCGATTTTAGCGCCATCAAAACTGGTGATATTTTGCATAACCTGGACGACGATAGCCAGGGCGTTATTACTACTCAGCCACTGACTGACACGGCCACACCAAACAATTATTACCTGACGGCCAAGTTGACTGGTGGCAAAGCCAATTTCACCCGTTACGGTGATCGTGTCCAGATCGAACGGGCCGATAAAACCTTGCCGTTGCTCCATATCTGGCCTACCGTCGAACGATCCGAACTGGTGGAAGTGGTTCAAACCGGCGTAGTATCAGATTTTTTAAATAACAATGTTTATGTCAGTGTTCGTAACTCTAATCGGGCCACAACTACTATTCCAGCCGTCAAGGGCGGCGGCACTCTCACCGATCTAGCCCCGTTTTACCTCTACGGTGTGCGATTGACAGGCGGTTCGCCCGACGGCAGACGCAGCATCCTGGGCATCGATGAACTCAGCAATTCGGGTAACTGGACTTCTAGCCTAAAAAGCGTTGCTAGCCAATACTTTATCAGAGAATCTAGCGGCAGCGTGATTATCAAGCCTAACCAGCCGGTTTTTATCTCGGATCGGGGCGGCGAATCGTCGGACGCCACTTCTAGCATCTATGAGTTCGCCTTTTCCAGCGGTGATCCAAGTTTCACCGATTGCACTTACGAGATTTTAAGGCTCAAGCATAACGAGCGTTTACAAGTTTATTACGCCCGTTACCCTAACCGTTTAGTTGAGCCAAGCAACGCCAACGACGCCCAACCCACCTTGGAATTACCTGAAATCGCTTTAGAGGCCATGATGTGTTATGCCGAGTACCTTTCATATCTGAAGGCCGAAGGCGGGCGAAATAACCTATCCTCGCAAGCCTACGCGCTATATGAACTGCAATTACAAAAGATTCAGAAATTCCAGCGCACCCGTAACATTCGCGGCAGCCGACAAGTGCGAAACGTGATGTATGGAGTTGGTTCCTTTTGAGTCGCTGGCAACGAGTCCCGTCTGTTGATAAGCCTGATTTTCGCTCGCCGGTAGATCGTGAAGTGTTGCTGTCGTCAGGGGTAACTATCACTGACAGCGTGGATAGCAAACGCAACCGCTCCGAAGCTGAGACGGCCTTGGCTTCAGGTGTAACCGTTACTGACACTGTAACCGCTAGCCGTGATGTGGTGATTGGCGGTGTTTCGGCCCCAATCGCTGCCGGTGTAACTGTCAGCGACACCGTTACTGGTATCCATAATAGCAGCGAAACCAACCGAGAGACGTCATTGGCGTCAGGCGTAACCGTTACTGATACCGTGTCTGGCAGTAAAAAAGGCCCAGTTGACGCCAGAGAGACGTCATTGGCGTCAGGTGTAACCGTTACTGATACCGTCAGTGGCGTGCATAACAGTAGCGAATCTAACCGCGAAACAGCCTTGGCCTCAGGCGTAACCGTTACTGATACGGTGGGCGGGATATACGAATCAGTTATTGTCAATCATGAAGCCGAATTAGTTTCAGGCGTTACGGTTACTGACTTGGTGTCTGGTAGGAAACACGGTGTAGAC